ATCAGGGTTCATGCAAGTCGTGACGTAAGAACTGACCGTGACCCACCTTATGATATAACCATAGAATCAAACACGATATATAATAACTCTGGGGACGGAATTGTACACGGACTCGAACAGAACCTGGAACTCTATGATATTACTGTTAGGAACAACATAATAACCAACAATGGCGGTTATGGGATTAATCATGGCAGCAATGAATCTCAATCTCAGCTCATATTATCCTACAACGATGTCTGGGGTAATGCCTTAGGTAACTATAACAATACAACATCAGGTACAGGTGATATCTCTGAAGACCCTTTGTTTGCTGATCTCGATAATAATGATTTCCACCTGAAAAGTGAAGCAGGAAGATGGAACGGCACAGACTGGGTTTATGATAACGAAACAAGTCCTTGTATAGATGCAGGAGACCCGAATTCAACCTACTCTAACGAAACCTATCCGCATGGACAGAAAATAAACATGGGGGCTTACGGCAATACCATATACGCTTCCAGAAGCCCTTACCACAAGATATACCTCTCAGTTCCGATGACGATTTATTCAAACGGCGAATACAGCTATCCAGAACCGCCCATAACTTACAAAGATAATCAGACTGTCAATATCACTTTCAATGTAACAGATACGATGAACCTGACGGTGAACTCTTATACGTCCTCGGAAATCAATTTCACTGCTACGAATACAACAGCCGATCAAAAGATGAATGTAACGGTCTATAACGGAACTTTTGAGATCATCAATGGTAAAGAATACGAAATAAAGAAGGACGGAGTAGTGCAGCAAACTAAAACCGCAAGCGATAACAAAGTTATATTCACTGACATTCCTGTTGGAAGCGATTATGTGATTACCGAGAAAGAAGAAGGTGAAAAGGAACACAAACTTCCAGTTGCCAGACCCGTAATGGCTACGGGTATAACATTATTGATAATTATTGCCTACTGGCGATACAGAAGGCGTCGCAGGAGGATACGGATGGGAGTGTTCGCTATACTTCATAAGTATCTGCTGAGATGGCGGTAAATAGTGTCTCGTGGGGATTAGGAAGTGTCCAGCTCTTTAACTCCAGCGGAGACCTCGTTGTTGTCAAATGGGGATTGGGCTCTACATTTGTATTTCACGAGAATCCAGAGCCTTCCGCAGTCGAGGTTTCTTCTTCCGACGTTGGTAGCTTTGCAGAGGTTGAGCTTCTTTCCTCTCTTATCTCTGAATCTGAGATCGGATTTCTGCTGGACATGATAACTCTAATGGCTTCTAACCAACGAGCGGAGATAGGTTCGGGACTTGAAACATTCGGGTATAACGCTACATTCTCCCAAGTGGATACAACTATTGGAACTGAATCGCTGGTATTAAGTTCAATACTTCACTCTTCAGATTTCCTTTCATCTCATGAAGTTTCGAGTCTCTTCGCTACACTAGCATCGTTGGACATTAGCGAGTATTTAGAGTCAAGTCTTCTGTTAAGCTCTACTTCCAAGTTAGGTAGCGATGCAGGTTTTCTTAAGGAGATAAGCTCAACAGCAGCTCAACTTCAATCAATAGATGTTGGTAAGGGGTTATCACTAAAGAAATTGGATACCTCTCTATCAGTCATTGATTTCGACGTCCTAAGGGACTTCGCTTTGGTGCAATCCGCGTTCTCAAGGTCCGAAATAGGATCAGGTTTTGACGCAAGTCTGGTAGCGTCTTGGCTTCGGTCTTCTGATGTAAACACTCTTAAAGACTCTGCCTTGACGCAGTCTTCGATCTTAGGACTTGATGTAGGATTGGGTTTCGATGATCGTTTACTTAATGTAGCTCTACGAAGACTCGATATAAGTTCGCTTCTTGAATTAGGCAATGTACAGAAAGAGGGATTAGTCTCAAAATCAGCAACTGATGTCGGTGCTTTATTTGATAATGATGTATTGGCGCTGGCACTACTTAAGTCAGTTGAGTCTGGACAGAGTTTGGAAACAAGTCAGCGGGAAGAGGTTATAAGTAAGGTTGTTCTTTTGGCTAAAGCCATCAAACTCTGGTACTTTGCTCGACGTGCGAAGTTAGGTAATCAAGTCTTAGAGTTCGATGAAGGAGACCTATAAAATTTGTCATGAGACGCATATATTTGCCCGTGGTTGCAATTTTATTGGGTAGCCTATATCTTAATACCTGTCAAGTTAAATTTTGCGTTATACGTCCAAAATTTAGCCATAGGCGCAATATTGAAAAATGAAATTATTGGAACAAATAGAGGAGGAAATGTTAACAGAACTTGTTCCTTATATTCGTAAGACATTTCTATATGACAAGGTCGGGCTTGATATAGGATATTTCGCAAATGTAATTGATGTTGGGGAGGGTATGGGAATAGCCTTATCTGCTGACGGAGTGGGAACAAAGGTGTTAGTCGCACAGATGCTAAATAAGTATGACACTATTGGTATTGACTGCGTCGCAATGAATGTCAATGATCTTCTCTGTGTAGGAGCTGAACCTATAACTATGCTTGACTATATAGTGGTTTCTCGTTCTAATCCTCTGTTGGTCCGGGAAATCGGTAAGGGGTTGAGGGAGGGTGCAGAGATCGCACGGATAAGTATTTCTGGTGGAGAGACAGCTATAATGGAAAATGTCATTACGGGCGAGCGAGCGGGTTATGAGTTCGATCTGGCGGGAATGGCAGTTGGGAAAGTTTCCCTTGATAAATTAATCGTTGGGAGTACGGTTCAAGACGGGGATGTTATTATCGGTCTTCAAAGTAATGGAATTCATAGTAATGGATTCACATTAGCACGGCGAATACTCGAAAGAAACCATATTAGTATAGATGAGCACTTTGAAGAGTTCGATGGATCTATAGGAGAAGAGCTTCTGAAGCCAACTCATATTTACGTCCCTGAAATAATGGAGATGATCAGGTCTGGACTCGATGTAAAGGCCTTAATACACATTACGGGTGGAGGTCTTTTGAATTTGGGAAGAATAAAAGCAGATGTTAGTTTCAAAATTTCGAATTTTCCTGAACCGCCTCCTATCTTTAAGTTGCTGCAGCGACTCGGTAAAGTACCAATTGAGGAAATGTTCCGGATATTTAATATGGGTATAGGGTTCTGCATCATAGCTTCTAAAACAGAAGAGGAAAGAATAATTGAGATTGCAGGGAAACACAAGGTCAATGCGTATAATATTGGCAATGTAATCAAAGGAGGCGGAAGACGGGTATATTTAACTGAAGAGTTTATAACAAGATGAAGGACGAGATATGGGTGAAACAGTTGAAGTAGGCGAGTCGCTTCGGCTCAGAGCAGAATTCTATGATTGGGACGGTGACCTCTTCGATCCTGACGAGGTTTACGTTACTATTTGGAACAACTCAGGTTCAAAAGTCGTAGACCGGGATACAGCCAGTAAGCAAGCGCTTGGATCGTATTACTATGATTACAATGTGCCTTCGGACCTTGATATTAGCTATGCTGCACAATGGAGTTATCTCTTCGAAGGTGTCGTTGGATCTACGAAGATTCTGGACAGGGGTTACTTTACAGTCTTGCCTCAGGTTTTGATACCCAAATATTCCTCTGTCTTGGAGGTAGCGACTCTATTGCACCAAGACATTACGGATGAGACAACGCCATCCGAGCAAGAGGTTGCTCGCTGGTTGGTTGCAAAGGAACGGTACATTGATGAGCTTTTGAATACCTCCTTTACGAAGCAAACCACTACTGACGAAGTTCATACTCTTGATGTCCGGTCACCGCAGGCAATAGGTTGGATACCAGTGTTTTTGAATCACAAGCCAGTTCAGAAGATAACTAAGTTCGAGTATCGCTACTGGTGGTGGGGCGACTGGACAGAGGACTCTGAAGGTAACATCTGGCGACTTGAGGATGGAGTTCTTAAGGTTCGACGAATCTGGTGGTGGGGTCGCAGGTTCGATATTCGAGTCTCTTATGAATGGGGCTATTCGGAGGTGCCAGCGGACATTCGTGAGCTCTGTACCAAGCTCGTTGCAGTGGATATTCTCCAAAGTGAGGCATATCAGCATCTGCTGCCTGCAGGTGTTAATTCAGTTATTGAAATCGCGCAGCGAGCGGAGAATTACAGAGACGACTGCCGAGCCATCATTCAACGTCGGAAGGAGGCAAGTTTGATATGAGGATACTGAATTCCTTCAAGGAGTTCTGGCAAGATGCTCTTGAGACTCGATACCAGGCTACTGAGTGGAAGGACAAGCAGCGGGTCTATTGGAATATCAATGAGATCAAGGCTCTTGACTTAAGAAATCGCACGTCTTTCGTCTTCAACATTGTGAATGAAACAGTCGAGGTCGTGGGCTTAGGCTATAAAGCGAGACGTCGCACATGGTTGGCTGAGATGTCAGTATATTCCTCAATAGAAGACGAACTCGATACAGTAGAGGACATCGTACTTACAACTCTTTTCGATAGGGGAGGTCGTGATCCATTTGAGGGTGTTGACATTATGAAACTTGAGCGGGTAGAGTTCAATCTTGAGGAAACTCATGGGATAATCTATCCAACTTTCGAGTTCAGCCTTGTGAAATACTATGAATAGAGTTAGAGTTCTAATAAACGTGGTGGAGTGATGGAGAGAAATGGTCAAGGTCTTTATGCGGGAGACTACCCAGATCGGTTGGGGTGAGGAGTCAACTCCTGGTTCTGCACCCGGTTCGTTTTATTTGATTCCCGGACATATCCTTACAATTGAAACGCCTGAGCCTGAGATGGAATTCGAACCTAAGTACTGGGAAAACAAGTTTGTGCCTGGACTCATTATCCCGGTTCGGAAGACAGTACGTGGCAGGATTCGATTTGAACCTTACTCTGCCTCGATGTTCAAGATGGCACTGGGTACTTCGTCAGTTGCTGGTGGTATTACAACATACAAAATAGCCCATCCGTTGCCTTCATTTTCGTTAGAAATCTATAATTCGGCAGAATCCAACGTGAAACGACAGTATCGTGGAGTATATGTAAATCGGGCAAGGTTTGCTGTTGAAGAAGGCGGAGTCTTCACAACGGAATTTGAAATCTTGGGACTGAAGCCACCTGTCAATTCATGGACGACTCCAAGTGGCAGTCGGAAGAATCTTACCACTGCCTATCATACCGCTGTAAGTATTGATGGATCCGAGTATCAGGTTACACGATGGGAGGTTGAGATCAACAACAATCTTGAGGAGAAGAGATATGAGAAATCGGATAGTGGAGATGGTTATCCAACTGTTATCGTGGACAAGCGACGGGAGATAACTGGTAGATTGACAGTTAATCCTTCAGATCGGAAGATCCTCGATTATCTTTTGGATCAGTCTGAGATAGATATAGTTGCGAAAATCTCACGAGATGCTGCGACTGATTACTGCGAGATCACAGCAAAGGATGGTAAAGTTCGGACTGCACCTCATCCAGTGCCTGAAGAAGGCTTGACTGAAACCGAGATCAATTTAGTCTTTAAGGACTTAGTTATAGAGGCAAAGGGTGATTTCGCATGAAAGGTCTATTTGTAGAGGAAGAAGAACCTGAAACTGTTATTATCAAACGTGGCGATCAGGAGTTTAAGTTCAAAATTCGGAAGAATATCTCGTGGTTGGAGCGTCAGCGACTTCTCTCGAAGCACGTGGTTATCAAGCCATCAGGCGAATTTGAGATAGATTGGGCAGGTTTTACTATTGATCTTGCGCTATATGCTGTCGTGGAAGCTCCCTTTGAGGTCACGAGAGAGAATCTCGAGAGATTGGAAGAGTCAGTTGGCTCAGAGTTAGAGAGACATCTACCATTGACATCCTTTCGTCCTACAACCAAGTGAAAGAAGAGCTATCAGGGAAGCCTTTTATGGAGCTACAAATGAATACTCTCCCTATTTCGTCGAGGTTCAACTCGCTCGTGAGTTACATATCTCACCCTTAGAGGTTCGTCAGTTGCCAGCACGAGACGTCTTGATTTATGTAGAGTTTTTGAATCTCATCGCAAAAGAAGAGCGTCGGGAGGCTGAGCGTTTGAAGAATGGATAATTATGTTGAGAATCCCTGGTTAAAATATATTGGTGTACCACCACGTATCTGTGATAATCCATTAGGATTGTACTATCTTTCTCTTGCTAAAGTTTCTTCATTGGGAAAATCGAAATCAGATAATCGAGAATAGCAGAAATGGTTGAATATTCACTCATATATAACATTTCTGCCAGAATCTCACAAGCGCTTGGAGGACTAAGAAAGGTCGGGTCTTCTATCGAGGATTTAGGCAGGACATCAAGACGATCAACCCGCGACACTGAACGAAACCTTCTTGTCCAGAAGGTAAGCTGGTTAGCGTGGGCTGCAGCAGTAGGATATTCTGTTCGGGAAATAATCCTTCGTAGCACCGTCCTATCTGCATTCATTCGAGGACTTGGTAGTATTTTTACTGCCTTCCTTGATACGGCGTTAGCTCCATTGATACCCTTCTTTCTGAAGATTGTCGAGTGGTTGATGAAGCTCTATAAGTGGTGGAGAAGCCTGCCGGCACCAGTCAGGGGTGCCATTGGTGCAATTCTTCTGTTTCTTGGAGCATTGGTGACCGTCATTACCATCCTAAAGGTATTCGGTTTCATTCTCATGCCACTACTTGGTATCTTCAAATTTGTCTGGATAGGGATACTGGCTATCACAAGGCTCGCAGTCGGAGGCATTGCCGCTCTTATTAGTGCGGGACCCATCGGTTGGGCAATCCTTGCTATCATCGCAGTTGTCAGTTTTCTCTTTCTTGCTTGGAAGTTCAATTGGTTTGGCATGCGGGATATTCTCAATCGGGTTGGGGCTGTAATTAAGGCGGGGATTCTGGCAGTAGCAGGATTCTTGAAGGATTTAGGAATAAAGATAATCGAATTCTTTGCGGGTTTGCCTCAGTTCTTTTCTGAATTGCCCGGTAAGATCAGAGGTGCTCTTTCGACAGCAGGCTCTGCTATTGCGAATTGGGCAAGTTCAGCGAAAGACACAATTGCATACTTTTTCGGTTCCTTGCCTGAGCGAGCGTCAAATGGGTTGCGGGCTTTTGTTGCTGTTCATAGAACAATGCTCGAGAGAATTCATGGATTCTTCCAAGAGCATTTTCCGGGTTTGACTGCAGTTGTTGATCGCGGAGTGGGTCTTCTAAAGTCGAAGTTCGTTGAGGGTCTTTCTTCGATGGTTAGGATTACAAATGACCAACTCCCCCTAATGAAAAGCGCCTGGGATAAACTTTTACGAGGTGATATTCCCGGAGCACTCCAGGACTGGTCACAAGTTATTTTGAATCTCACACAAGGCGCTTACGATACACTTAACGATCTTACCGGCGGTCGACTTGGAGAATGGGTTAGAATCGCAAGTGATAAGATCAACGCGTTTGTCGAGCGAGTGAGAGAATTTGGGTCCTCGGTAGTCGAACGAATTCGATCGTTTGCTTCAGCCTTCCTTGAGGCAGGACGGTATTTGGTTGATCAGCTCGTGAGAGGTCTGGCAAACATTGGTAGCAGAATTTGGAACTCTATTAGATCAGGGCTCTCGGATGTAGCTAACAAGCTTCGGGATTGGGCAGCAGGCTTAATAAGCTTCTCTCCCAGAATCTCGGAAATTCCTGCGATTTTTGCTCGTACGCTCAGTCAGGGTTTCGCTGCTCGTGGGTTTGAAACTCCCAAAGTTCATGTTGGTGTCCCTTCTCCAGAATCGAAGGTTGTTCAATTCTCACCTTCGATAACTGTGAATGTAGAAGTCAAAGAAGAAGGTAAGTCTGTTGAGGAATTAGCGGACGAGATTGCGAGTTTACTCCAGAGGAGAATGGAGGCGATTCTCTAATGCCTGAAATAGAAATAGGGGTTGGGAGTGATAAAGTTACTCTCAAAGTTGAGAAAATTGCAGAACGAGTGAGTAAGCAGCCAATAGTCTCCCCTCTTCCTGGTGCTGAAACAATTATGCTCGATCTCAAGCAGATAACCTCTAAGATCGTTATGGAAGGATTCTGGACAGATCATGTCGCAAAGAATACCTTTCTCTCCAAGCTTGCCTCATGGGATGGTAGCGAAGGAGGCATTGAAGTTACGTTTCCCCATGAAGGAAATCGCGTACTCAAAACCTGTGTCGAGAGTTGTATAGTCACTTATATCGAAGGTGAAGCTCAATGGAAATTCACTCTTACACTTAACCAATATTACGGAACATGAAATGGGACTTGTGGATTGATAGAAATGGGAGTTATCGTAATCGAGTAGTAGGTCTCGAGATAACTCGGAAGCAAGGTCAGCTTACGTTGGTGAAGGGTACTCTGGTTGGAGTCTCAAAGGATGAAGCTGATTCAATTGACTTCTGGTCATTATTTACATTGAAGAGTTCCTCGTTATCCGAACCTAACTATGTGCCCATCCAAGGCAGGATCGTGAAGAAAAACTATAACAAGTTCTCTCAACAATTAGAGTTCACAGGTTATGATGCCTTAATCAAACTTGATCAGGATGCAGGTGAGGAACAGGTCTTCTCTAACGTCACGGCTCGGACAGTTATTCAGACTTTGAAGAACCAGTACAAAGAGGTTACCGATACTTCTCTTCTTTTCGATACTTCCAATTCGATCCTCGATGAGAAGGTCTCCTTCAGAATATCACGGGACTCGATTCTCAAACTCCTTGCAAAACTCCTATCTCTAATTGGTGCGAGCTGGTATCTTTCTTTCGAGGATTGGCAAAATGGATATTATCTACACGAGAGGGTTAAAATCTTTGTACCGGGTTCGATCTCGTCAGCTTCAGTTTCCGACTCCAAGGTTCGAGGGGTCAGTACCTCCCGCTCCCGTTCGATAATCAATGCTGCCAAGGTACTTGGTCGTGGTGATGGAATCAACCAGCTCTGGAGCTATGACGATCATAGTGCTGGCGAGCAACGGGCGGTATTGAAGACTGAGATTTCGGAGTCTGCAACTCCTCCGTTTACTATCAAGATTACCAAACCGGCAAGCTTCCCTTTATCTGGAGATATTTGGATTGGTCGGGAGCTACTACATTTTGATAATCGAACCTCTACCGATTCTCTCTACAAGCTTCATGTGACAGAAAGAGGTAAGTCGCCAGGACTCTCAGCATATCGACACGAGAAGGGTATCATTGTTCGACCTGCCTTCTCGGTGTCATACCCTCATGCAACTTCGTCAATTAAGCAATTTGGATTGCAGTCAAGGGTCATAAAGGATAAGAGCATTATTGATCAGAACTGTCTCGACAGGTATGCCAATCGAGTTATTGAGAGTCATGCCCAACCCAGCAAGTCCCTTACTCTTGAGACTGCTTACATGGACGATTACAACGGGCTGCCTGGGTTCAAACTCACTTATGATGGAGAGGATTGGATTATTGCTGAAATCAAATATTCTGAGAAGCCTTATCCTCGAACAACAATCAAGGCAGGTCAGGTCTATTCTCCACTGCTTGAAGAGATTAAGTCCATTGAACGAGAAGTTACACTTGAACAAGCTTATGGACAAGGTGCTACGAACCTCTATCAGGTTGGTCCCATAGTCGAGTCAATTGATTCGTCCAAACCCTTCAGGTTTACACTCAGAATCCCTGAAGATGCAGTCGCAATCAACCTCGTCAGGGTCAGTCTCAAGTCCCTTCCCTGGCGTAGTTATGAGAAAGTTACAAAGGCAGGTGGTCAGACAACGACTGAAGCAGGTGGTGGTGTTTCGGGAACTTCTGCTGGCTCGCATACCACTTCTGAGATAGTCTCGACATTCTGCAGGAATGATGACATGTCATTGTTCATGACAACTGAGGTATCTCCGGCAGGAACAATCTTCAAATTAGATGCACCTGCTGAATATGATCCCAAAAGGCATAAGCGGACAAGAGTTGTTGCCTTAGTGTTGAATTTCAGTTATAGAGAGGGATTTGGTCTGAAATATGTCAGGTTAAAGGACGACCAGACAGATGAATTGATAGAGGAAATGGGAAGAGAAACCGTTATAAAGTGGGGTCGAGCGCGAGCCTTTAAATTTACGCCTATTACGGACAGTACTGTTGCTGGTCATAGGCTCAGGATCGAAGTTGCGGCAAGTGGAGCAGCGCAATGTCTTGGTATTCTTGGCTTCCGAGAAGTTGAATACGAACACACTCATTCCGTTATGCTTCCCTCGCATACTCATAGCATTAAATCGCATACTCATGAACTTCAGCATGGAATATATGAGGGGTCGAGCAATAACCTTTATCTTAAGGTCAATGGTCACGAAGTCTGGTCTAACATCTTTTCTAAGGAAGGTAACCTCGCGGACTACTTCGAGCCCGGTAACAATGAAATCGAAGTTGGTCTCAGTTCTGGTAATCTTGGCAGGTTCCAATTCGATGCCTGGGTCAAATGCTTTGTAGAGTCCCGTTAAATTTCGCGTGAGACGCATATATTTGACCATAGACGCAATCTTTAGGAGCACCATGAGTAAAACATCAGGTAGTAAGAAAAAATTGCAATCACGGTCAAATTTGGAGGCTTAGAGCACAAAATCATTGAGAGGAGTAAGAATGGATTCAGAAGATAAGCACAAACCTGTTGAGTGTACCGTCTGGGATGGTTCAAGTAGTAAAGAGGTTAAAGACTTCTCAGTTATCTGGGGAATCGTAGAAAATGAAGAAACAGGCCAGAAGACAGTCAAGTTCAACCTTAAGTTCAAGGAACAAGAATTCACCTTATGGATTTCCGACCGGGTTTCGCTGGTGACTATGCAGAAGATGCTTGAAGACGCCTTGGAGCCAGAAATCGTCAAACCAGAAGAACTCGTTGATGATGTCAATGATATTCTTAGGGAACTCAGACAGCGAGACCGCCAGGGCTGGCAGTTTGAGACTTCCGTCAAGAGTCTATGCGAATCCTGGCATCTCAGTCCAGAACAGACCAAGAAAGTAATGGCATTAATGATCGCAGTTACAAAGTTAGTGGAGGAATGCTTCATTAAACAATCAGTTCTTCCCTACATTTATTGAGTTGTTGAATTTAGGAGGTGGTGTAGCATGGATATGACAATCCTTATTGCAATCATAGCAGCGGCTGTGTTCGCAGCAAGTGGTTATCTGAAGTCTTCCAATTTCGAGAGTTTTGAAGTAACGAAGTTCGCTGCAACTGTCATCGTAGGCATGGGTGTCGGAGCAATAATGTATGCCTCTGGACTGGAGATAACTGAGAGCAATGTAATGGCACAGCTCGCTGCCTATGTAGGTGTCATAGCCGTTGTAGAAAATATCTTGAAGGCAATCCTGCGGAGATTCTAAACGAGACACTCAAATTTCGAGTTATCTTGAATTTTTTTGATCCTCGAATACTTTTATACCTTCTTGATCATAAAATTGCAATAGAAGCCAAATATGAGCATCTTATAACAAAATGACAGTAGGGTTCTTGAGGATAAATAACTCCTGCAACTTGGCTTGTCGGTACTGCTACCTTCGACACAATGAACCTGCTGAACTTGACCTTGCACTACTGCCCGAAATCGTAGACTTCTGTCATCGTGAAGGCATTCAATCAATCGAGATTCCTCAGCAGGAACCGATCCTTAACGAAGAATTGTTTCGAAACGTTGTAGAGGCATTCTTTGATAACCACATCCGGGTTCAGGGCATTACTACGAATCTTGTGAATCTTAGTCAAGAGACGCTCGATTTACTATGGAAATATCAAATCAGTGTATTAGTCTCCTATGATTCTATTTGGCATGACAAATTCAGGCGAACCAAGACAAATGAACCTACAAAGTCAAGGGTTGAACGGAATATAGAGAAATTGAAGTCATCAGAAATTCCTTTCTCAATTGCTATAACTGTCCCCAGCACAGAATGTTCGCTTCTATATGATGCAGTCGTTCATACTGCAAAGTTTTCAGACTCAATAGCGTTGAACTTCGATGTTGTTTCAGATTACAGTCTTCAAGAACAAGACTTACTTATTTTGAAAGAACAGCTCCAGGAGGTCTATCGAGACTTTCCACACATCTTTCCCTTTTGGAAGATTCAGCAACGAATAGAAAAGGGATGGCGAGTGGAGAACATCGCATGTGGTGCAGGTCGAGGTTCAGTTACAATCAACTACGATGGTAAGCTCTATCCATGCTATCACGTCTCAGGTTGGCAGCAGATTGGAATCTCACTTGGTGATATTTGGAATGGAATTAATGAAGAACAACGAAGAGAGTTCAGACAGTATGGAACGCTACGGAAAGAATGTCAGCAATGCTCAACTGCGATCTGTGGGATATGCTATGTGAATTCGTATCTGGCCATGGGTAATATGATTGAACCTATTCCAATCGAATGTAAACTCAAGAGACTATTGACGGAGGTAGTAAGAAATGGCATACATAGCCGCGCTTGATTTTGATCGATGGGAAAATCATAACGCCTATTACAAGATATGGGTTAAGAACTGTAATGCAGGGGAACGTTATTACAATTGCGTATATCACGGAGGAAAACCTAAAAATCAGTGCGGGCACATGCCTTCTGATGATGAATATGCTCAAGAGTGCTATGTTGCTGGACGACTCATTGACTATGGTGGGCAAACCTATACGATCAAACTCTGGCTTGGTCGTTGTGACGATGGCGAATACGAAGATAGCGAAGAACTCTTCATTCCTTCCGACCCGGACACCTGCGAAACTCAATGTCAGACCAGCTGTGAGTCCAGTTGCCAGTCATCTTGTGAATCTTCTTGTCAGAGTTATTGTCAGCAAGCTTGTCAATCTACCTGTCAGTTGACCTGCCAAACCGCTTGTGAAACTGTTGGTCAGTTTTGTGGACGTGATTGTGGAAGGTCGGTAGGAAGATGATCAAACTTACAACGTCTGGAGGATTAAGCATCCATAGTCAGATTCAAAAAGATATCTCTCAAATCATAGAGAACCTTGCACGGGACTTTGTTCAGAAAGTCCAATCGAACATTCTCAAGCAGCGAGCGGTAGACCGGGGCATTCTTCTTCGATCCTTTAGAATTCAGAGGCCTGATCCCTTGACCCGAAAAGTCGTGAGTACAGCAAGGCATGCCCCGGCAGTCGAGTGGGGTAGACCTCCCGGACGACTTCCACCTGTTGATGTCATCCGGGAGTGGGTAATCAGGAAGGGCGTCATGAGAGGTGCATCGCAGTTGAGTTTGCAAACGAGAAGACGAAGATTGAGAGCTACACCCCTTGGCTGGCAGGCAGCGTGGGCAGTTGCAAAGAAGATACAAAGAAGAGGCATTCGAGAGCGACCTTACTGGCGACCTGCTATCGTAGAAATGGAGAGAAGAGCGAAGCAGATCAGATGGCGAAAAATTTTGTTAAGAAGATAGTGGAAGACATAAATGTTAAGTAGTAACCTCATATCATAGGTTATTAAACTATTCCAAGAACTGGTTCTGGTATTGGCCGTCATAAACACTTGCTGGATTCGCCTTGAAAAATACTATCTGAGCTACCCTCGTGTCTTTTGCTATATAACAAGGGATACCTGAAAGGTTACAAATTGAGACCGTCGGAATTCCTCGCCATCCAGGTTCGAAGACCGTAGCTGTGATTAAGATTCCAAGACGTTTGAATGTGCTTCGGCTGAAGATGAGACCGAATGCGTCTGGTGGAACTGAAACTATTTCATTCAGCTTCGCGAGTTTGTGTTCACAGTGTTGGAGTCGTACAGTTTCTGCTATTGTGAGATCTATTCCGACCTGTTGAATTTCTGTATGCTTCGCGAACTTTACCCAACCCCTCTCTTTAGCTTCTCGAGGATTTATGTTCATATATTCTGGTCAGATTTTGCAACTACAATAAGATTAAACTTTCCCTTTAACGCTTGGTCAATAAGCTGAATCATCTTTCGAATATCATAGTAGTCTTTAAACCATTCTGGCTCGAACTCTGGATCTTCTTCTATAACTTGTTTCAGTCTGCTCGAGATCATGAATCTTCTCTTCTCTCTCATAAGAAAGACGTTTAAATTCCATTCCTTCAAGGTTTTTGAGGAGAACGATAACTTCACTCATCAGGATTGTCTACAATCAACAAGTCGAATTTACCTGTGAGTGCTTGGTCTATCTGACGAAGTTCACAGTAAGTCTTATGGAGTTCATGAAGAATTTCATTTTTGATAGCTTGAGAAGGTTCTGCTTCAAAGCTAAATTCCCAGTCCTCAATTGTACGAAGGAGACTTTCGCGTTCAGAAGCAAGATCGCTAATGAGCCATTTCTCTCCAAGCCGAAAGTAAACTACTACTTCAGCCATCTGCTATGATTACAATATTGAAATTTCCAGTTAAAGCATAGTCAATAAGTTGGATGTCTCGACGAATTAAGTACATATCATTGAGCAGCTTCTCCCTAACAGTAGGAAGGATATCTTCCTTCTTAAGTTCTTGATTTATTTTCTTAAGCTTAGCCTCGAGAAGTTTTCTCTTGAAAGAAAGTTCTGTAGGTTCCGTGTTTTTCCGTTCGAAGATAACGATTTCGGTCATTCCGCTATCACTACTATATCAAAACTTCCTATCAGGGCCTGATCAATGAGTCGAACATCACAACGGATTTCATAGAGGTTCTTGAGTAATATTGCCTTGACCGGAGGTTCGGGATCAAGTTCTAATCTTAACTCTAAATCCTCAAGTTCGCTCAAAAGCATTCTCTTCTCAAGTGAGAGTTTGGAGGAACGCCAGGTGTCACCGACTCGCTCGAAGATGAAGACCTCACTCATCTGTAACTATTATAATATCAAATTGACCATTTAGGGCTTCTCAACTTCCAAGAGCGACCAGAAAGCCCAAGATAGGTCGTCAAGAAGGCATTTCTCAACATCCATGTCTAAATCAGATTTTCTTAAGGATTCTTCCAAAAGATTAAGTCGCTCCAAAGAAAGTGTCGCGTCTACGAGAAAGAACCGTGCACTTTTGCCTTTGCCTGACCTCTGTCATAATCGAGTATTTGATTTGCTAACTCGTCTGCTCGCTGGAGGTAGGCTTCATTCCGTGGCAGTTTCTTCAAGATAGGTCGGTGGCTGAACATAGAAAGAAGGATTTGGATTGTAGAGTTGAGGGATTTGAGTGTTGGGTCATTGATTTTCCACCGACCCAATATCTGGTTCACTACTAATGCGCTATCAGAGAAAATAACGATTTGATAGTTCGGACTTACTCGGATAAGTTCCAATGCCCGCTGGACAGCAGTGTACTCAGCAGCGTTATTGGTTGTCTGACCGAGATACTCAGAATGTTCCATTGCTATTCCACCATCTTTGAGAACTACTATTCCGATAGATCCAGGTCCGGGATTACCTCGACATGCACCATCCACGTAGATTTTGCAATATTTCTCAGCCATAAGCTACATCCCTCCCTCTTTTTCCTCTTTCAATTGCCTTTTGAAGGGATTCAAACTCACGAATTACACCATCGGCTGCGAGGTACCTGATGATATTACCAGCCATTTCGGCTTGGGCTTTGACTCGCTCTGCTCCAGCAAGCACGAACCCAATGTAGTCCTCGACATCCTTCATTGTCTTGACTTCTCTGAGCACCTCATCCAATCTACATTGATCTTCTTCAGCCATCGTTCAATACAAAAGGACTTCGATCTTGCCACTCTTGCTGCTTTCCCTCATTCCATACTCGGACATTTGAAAGATAACCTACAACTCGAGACATTACATCTGCCGGACCTCCACATACAGGGCATTCCCAATGCTCACCAGAGAAAGTCTGATGACATTGCGGACAGACACTGAAAGTCGGAGTAATTGTGAAATAGGGCAAACATGTCCGTTGAACTAATCGGTCTACCAAGAACGGAATAACCCGCTCATCAGGACGTTCTGGCAAGAACACATGGAAGACAGTCCCACCCGTATAAAGTCGTTGGAGCTGCTCTTGATGCCTGACAGCCTTTCCCAGATTCTGAGTGTAATTAACCGGCAATAAGGTCGAATTCGTATAATAGGGCGATTTTCGAGTTCCAGAAACATAACAACCGGGACGTGTCTTCACATCAATCTTTGCAAGTCGGTGTGAGCAGCCTTCAGCCGGAGTAGCTTCGAGATTCCATAAATCTCCGGTTTCCTGCTGGTACTCTACTAACCTATCCCTCATAACGATTAAAACTCTCTTCATCAAGTCCAATCCTTCAGGATCAGCTATTGAGCAACCAAGGAGATTATGGCAAGCTTCCTCTCCGCCCACTAAACCGATCGTAGAGAAGTGATGATCGAGTCCCGTCAAGAATATCCGAGAATAGGGCATTAGTCCTTCTGCGAAACTGCGACTGCAGACTGCCCGCTTAATAACTAACGATTCTTTAGCTAAGTCCATGTAATGTATGAGGTTCTCAAAGAATTCATCTTCGTCTCGTGATTCCCAAGCTAAAGCTGGCAGGTTAAGCGTCACGACTCCTATCGAACCTGTAACGTCTCCGTAGCCGAATAGCCCTCCACTCTTCCTCTTCAATTGATTTAAATCCAAATTTAGATGACAGCACATGCTGCGAACTTGATGGCGTTCCAATCCGGTATTCTCGGAACAATTTTGGAAATATGGAAGACCAAACTTCGCAGTTACTTTCGCCAGCCGACGTCCAACCTCTGTATTCCAATCGAATTTCTCATCCATAAGATACGTAGGAATCGGAAATCTAAATATGCTTGAATTCGCATCTCCTTCATACATCACATCGAGAAATGCCAAATTAAACATCTCTATTTCTTTCTCGAAGTCACCATAAGTCTTGTCTTGCAATTCTCCACCAATAACGACTGCTTGATTCTCAAGGTCATCTGGTGGTATCAAATCAAATGTGAAATTCAGGAAGGGAGTCTCAAAGCCCCATCTTGTGGGTTCATTGATTCCATACACAAACTCTTGAATCGCCTGTTTGACTTGACGATATGTCAGCTTGTCATAGTAGATAAAAGGAGCTAACAATACATCTACTGAATTATATGCCTGAGCACCTGCCCATTCCTGTTGTAGAACTCCAACTGCATTCAGTAATTGACCAAGAGCAGACGAAAGATGTTTCGGTGGTCTCGACTGCACAACTCCTGCAGGACCTATGAAGCCCCGTGACAAGAGGTCTTGTAACGACCAGCCCGCGCAATAAGGCACAATACCCGAACCTAAGTCATGTATATGGAAATAGCCCCGAATGTGGACTTTTGCTATCCTTGGAGGATATATATGTTTGAGCATATAACGAGCAATTTCGTTCTCTGCAAGGTATGCCTTCAAACCTCCAACTGACCTTAACCGGTTCGCGTTTTCATTCGCTCCGCTTCTTCGGGAACGCCATGTTTGTCCTTTAATATATGTTTCTACCCTACTCATTTTTTCTCTTCCGTCTCGATAACAAACTCCATATCTGCTGATGCGTTTCCTTCGATTCTTCTATTTGTAAACTCTTCCGAACATACCACTTTCCTCCTGTATGGGAATCTCTATGGAGTAATTTAAAGCCTATATCCTTAACTTCGCACTCAAAAGGATACGCGATTCTCAGCAAGTCTATTCCCGTTCCAATGAAGAGGTCATATCCGAGTCCACTAAGAATCTTCTTAGCACCAATCAATTGACCAATGGATTTCTTCCTGTCGTCCCAATATGTGTAGTGCCTGATGCTACCTTCGATGTGCCAGTGCCACTCAAATGACTTGGTCTCTTCTAAGAGACGATCTTCTAATTTAGACATCAACGATCTCCCTCGATCCTTGGACGCTTCTTCACCTTACGATCAATATATCTGAATTCCGGCATCAAGATTCCATCTACGTATGGAGCACCAAGATATTCAAACTCTTTATCGAAGAAAGTTACTAACCGAGCCCTATCATATCCGAAGACTTCTGCGTATCGATCATAAACAGATGGGTATGGGAGGTTATTTGACACAATGTAGCTCCAGACATCTTTCCATGACCACCTCGCAAGAGGATAACACTCATTTCCACTGAAGAACTCCTTTGTCTTTCTTTTTCTCTTTGCACTTTCTTCTTGTCTCAAACCTAAAAATACACCATCCCAACCTCGTTCGTTAGTAACACTGTTTAGAATGCCAAAAAACGAGTTATACCAAATCTTATAATCCCAACGAGCACTTTCTTTACCTAATTGCTTCGATGTCTTTATAATAAGGTTCTTTGCACCTAATAATTTTGCATTGTGTATGATTTCCCTCTCTATTTCTCTCGGCATCAATGCTTTCCCATGATCAAAATGCCAGATGTCAATCTCTGGTTTCTGCTGTAAAACTAAGTGTAACATTGCTATTGAATCTTTACCGCCACTATAAGCAACATAGGGATTTTTGTAGCGAGTGAACGCATTTGATATTACTCTCCTACTCTCCTCTACCTTATCTTTATACTCCTTAGTCTCTGACCATAACTTGAAGGTTTCGTACCATATATGCTTCATCTTCTCTTTATCCCCGACTTTATTTTGAACCCCAACCATGTATCCGTCCTCTCAATGAATTTAGGATACACCTTATCTAACTTACTCAGCTCCAGATGCTCTTTCCCTTTTCTTGTTAGATTCAAAGATGCCTTTATTCCTCCACGACTCGAAAATTTGTGCTTTGAATAGACATATCCGGTTCTGTAATTGTCATATCCGCTGATGAATGATCTGAGAAATAGTTCTACATCATCTAAGTAGTCGTTTCCATATCCCCCAATCTCGAAGTACTTTCGCTTGTTTATTAAAATGCCACCTCCAGTAAACCCTAATTTGATTTTGACCCACGGCTTGCCTTTTCGCATTCCTAACTGCAGACAACCCACATCATACTTCTCATAGCACAGAAGAATCTTGCTTATTCCCGCCCTGAAGTTATCGAGAATGAGTATATCGTCATCTAAGAAAATAAGGTAGTCGTCGTCACTAACGAATTTCAAAGAGTTCGCTCCTGTTCTTCTTGCTACTGCCGGATAGACTTTGTTCATGTGAATTACTTTGATATAACTGGGATACTTTGTTCGCATGGTGTTAGAATCCACAACAACAATCTGACCAAGAATCTCATTTGGTGTGTTCGCTCTGATCGCACTAATACAGTTTCTGACTTCATTGTATCGCCCAAACGTCGGAATAATGAAATGTATCATAGCACTTCCACATTCGAGTCAGGAAAGGCACATAATTCAACATTACGCTTATCCCAGTATGGCGGCTTATATGCCAGCATTGCCTTTACTTCAGCGCCCCTTAACATTCGCATTGGAATAGGACGCATCGCTTTGCTATCTTTTATTATGCTATAATCATTATCTGTCCTCTCTATATGAATGCTCTTCACCCTACCAAATCCGTATGCTGTCTTCTTACCGAGATAAACCACTGACTTCAATAAACGAGATATTTCTGACTTATTAGCATTTACAAAGAAATAGACTGTTTTTGCTGGTATATAAATCATACGCATCATGTAATCACGATAAAACCCGCTACCCCTCGCTATCTTTCGTTTCTTAGTGTTCAGCAATTCAAGATATTCGGTACAGAACCGTTTATATATGGTTGTTGCGATTTTCGTATCTGTATCAAAAAACGAAACCGAGGTATGATAGACATCTTCGGTTTGCTTTATTGGCGCTTTGACATATTGCGAGAAGTCTATCGGGTCTTTTGATGGTAGGCAATAATAGTCATCACTGAGCAAATCACGATAGAGGAGATGCAGAATCAAGCTATCGAAATGAATAAAAGGATGACCTAACATGATCGGTGAGGTCATCCTAAATATGACTTTCAACGGTTCAAAATCTTGTGGTGGCTCGTATTGTTTAAGCTTATTGAATATTTGTTGCATTTCACTTAAACTTCTCCTCTAACTCCTTTAATAGTGCTGTTATCTTGTCTCTGTTTTTACTGAGGAAGTCTATATATAGTTTTTCGTCTTCTCTATTGTAATCATAGTTCAGCTTCAATTTACCTAACCCTATTGCGCTTTTACCACCAATATATGGCTTTTGATGCCATAAATTCAGCATTCTCACCAGCACTGCTCGCTCTACTTCAGATGCATCATTCAAAATAAACTCGTGATAGAACGGTGTTCCCGGCGCGAAGACTTCAAAATTGACCATCATCTGTGTCGCTTGTTCACCCTCTGCTCGCTGTTCTCTCAAATCGTCTCGTCGCGTTGTAAACGTCCAATCGAGAAACTCATAGAAGCTCGTCTCCGGCTTGATCTCTATATCGTCTGGCAGGAAATCAGCAAGTTCCTTACAAATCGGAAGAGCCATGTTTACCTTGAGCTTACCCTCAAATATTTGGTTGCCAAGCGATGAGCCCAAGACTGCTATCGGAGGGATAGTCTGTCGAATCTTCCGTTTCAATCCTATATCTATTGCACCACTACTCTTTTCATCTACTGTTTCGAGCATACCGCCTGAAAATAGCATGTGATATATCTTTGCACTTGTCAGATTATAACCTATTCGCATCAACATATCTGCCATCAGCTCTCGTCTCAAGATTCCACGAATTGCATTCCCACTCAGCACTGGAATCTCCACTCGCTTACCATCAATAACATAACTCAAACGCCGCAAGAGACTCTCGCTACCTGTCTTCTCATCACCTGCAGTATGGATAGGCGAGAGAGCAATTATGTATCCTCGTACAATATCAACCCTCATATCCTTCATCCACCTCCATCCGTTTATTCTTCTTTAGCTCCTT